CCATCTGGTCGTAGTCACTGCTATTCGCTGATGTAGAAGGCCTTGGTTGGTTACTGTAGTCGATGTTCTTCATGCTCTTCAGGAGATCCGACTTCGCCTTAGACACAGCCTGTGTCACCATCGAGTTCACGATCTTGTCCCTGTTTTGCAGGAAGTAAACATCTTCCGCCAATTGCTTGGTATCGTAACTTCCGTCCTTGAAGTAGCGATTACCGTAGAACGACTCCAGGTCGAAGCTTTGCAGCACTCCCTGTAGGGCAGTCTTGTCTTCCTGTGTTAGGTTATACTTGCCGTCAAACTGGACATCCTCGTCCTTGTAATTGACAGAAAACCCATCGAAAGCCTTGAGGCCAGTGTCGATGCTTTGTTCAAACACCTTCCTTGCCTCTTGGTACTGACCCTGTTGTTGTTCCTGTTGCTTTGCCAGATACTGACTGATAGCTTCCTCCGAAATCGGCTGGTTACTAGCTTGTTGCATCTGACTAAGAATATCTGGAAAGTCAATGTCCCTTTTCATTTCTTGGAGGCTAGTCTTCGCTTCACGAACCATCTTCTTCATTTCCCTCTGGATAGACTTCTGCTGCTTCTCCAATTGCTTCCTCTTGCTAACAATCTCTTCCTCAGTCAACATGTCCTCGTCTATGTCCATGTCAACCTTGTACTTCGAGTTAAACTCTTCCTCAATCTCTTCCGGGGTAAGGTCTGGATACTCGTAAGCCATTTGAAGCTTAATGATATCAGACTCGTCCATTGAGTCAAGACTAGAAAGAACTTTTTGCTCGTACAACATGTCTGCCAATTCAGACACGTCCTTGTTTACAAGCTTTTCGTAAATATTCTTTGAGAAGTCGTCCTTCCACTCGAAAGGAGTCGGCTCAAATGTTTGAACACTGTCAGTCTTTACGGGCTCTGACACTGTTTGAACCGGTTCTGACTGAACTGGTTCTGCTACTGTTTCTGTTTTCGTTTCTGTCGTCGTCTCTGTCGTCTCCTGCACCGGCTCTGAAGCTACTTGAGCTTGGCCCTCTTGTGCATATGAAGACACATCAAACGGATTGATTGTTTCTGACATGATTGATTGTTTTTACAAAGATAATATTATTCTGGTTGTTGCTGCTGTTCTGCTGCCATTTGTTCCATTTGTTGTTGCTCAAGAGCTTGCTGGTCTGCCATAGCCTGCTGCTCCATGTCTGCCTGCTTCTTTTGGAAGAATGACATAACAACGTCTTGGATCTCAGGGCTCAAAGGCTTACTCATCTCGAAAGACTTCAGTAACGCCATTTGAACAAACTCCTGCTCAGAAAGTTCTTGCTTCATCTTAAGCTCTGTCTGAACAACGGCCAACTTAGCCTGACTGCTCATCTGCTCAAGTTGCATGTCTGCCTGTGCCTTAGCCTGTATAGACTGCTGCTGAGACTGTGCGTTCATCTGAGAGTTCATCTGCGCCTTCTCCATCTCCTGCTTCTCCTTCCTCTTCTTGGCCTTGGCCAGGTACATCTCAGCAAGCTTTGTGTTCTTTATGCTCCTCACACGGAATGCGTCCTCGAAGTCAATCATTCCTGCGGAAAGAGATGTCTGAATCATTGCCTCCACAAACTGCCTCTCCCTGTCGTCTGGAAGTATGTCGATCTTTACATCAAACACACGACCCTCTATCTCTTCTGGGTTGAGGTACTCTCTGTATTGCTGACCTCCGTACAACACTGAGTCATACAAAAGGATTGCAGTCTTCAGGGCGGTCTGCTGGTAGACAGACAGAAATGCATCATAGATAAAATCAGTCGCATTGTTAGACGCTGCTATCTGAGCCTGCTGTACACCTAACCCAATTTTTGGATTAACGGTAGCGCCTTCCCTGTACTCGTTTACGCCAATCTCGTCCCTGAGTCTTTCAAGGTAGTGGTTGTAAACTGTGATTAGTTCCTGCAACTGTCCAATACTAGAACTATTAGGAGCCTCCATGATTGGAACCCCATTCTGGCTGTCGCCATCCTCTGTCCTTCTCCTGTAGTATATGTTACCAGTCTGGTCGTATATCTTCTGAAGCTCAAGAGGTGTGACATTCTTTCCTTGTCCAAGTGTAATGTCTGACAATGAGTCAATGTCTATGATAAGACCGGAAGGCCTAAGCTTTGCAACAAGTTGCTGTATCTTAAGGTGCGCAAGAGTCATCTGCCTAATAGACGTCTCCATCCTCTCAGGGATGGCCATGTTTATTAGGTCTAGATTCTCGTACATGTACAGGCTGTAGCTGAAGTGAACGTCTGCGATCTCAGCAGCAACCGAAGGCTTGATCATGTTCTTCGCAACACCCCACTCAAGCATGATGTCCGTGCCCATAACAAACACGCCACGATAAATGACGTACATGTCCTTCTTTATGATCTCCTTGTTGTCGCCAAGTCTTTGCGGCTCCTTTTCTTTCTTTTCTACAATCATGTTACCAAACTTGTTAATCTTAGCTTGGTAGATCATTGTGTCTATGCTCTTAATCTCAAAGTCGATTACGTCAACTGTCCAGTCATCGTAAGGCCTGTCAACAGCAAACCTGTACCGCTCGTCCCACTTAACACTTCTGTTAAACTGCTTTGCCTGCTGAGATATCTTGTAAAGCTTTTCCTCGTCAATGTTCGGGTAGTTGTTACGGATGTCTATGATCTTCATTGAGACAACCTCTCCAACAAATGATACGTCCCTAAAGTCGTCATACTCAGAGAATGAGTATATCAAGTTCTCAGGGATTACCCTCCTCATGTTTATCTTCCCGTTTGGAGCCGTTGACACTTTTGTTGCAGCAACTCCAGTCTCGATCAAGTCCTCAAGAATCTTTCTTTTAATAACCTCCCAGCCGTTTGTGTAGTTGACGTAGTCGATACCCTTCTCAAACAGAATCTCTTCTGGGAGTTGATACTCTAGGCCAAAGAACAGTTCAAGCTCTTCAAAGTCTTCAGGCGTGAACTTGCCTTCAGCCATCAACTTAACTCCAGACTGCTCCTCTATCTGACGGACCTGGTCTCCGAACTCCATCCTAAACTCAGCCTCGTCCTTGTCGTACTTCTTCCTCTTTGTTGAGATAGGGTCAACGGCTGTAGCCTTTGCAACCTCCTGCCTTTTCATGAAACCTCCAAGGATTACCTGAATGAACTTAGGCGCAATTGCTGGAGCCTTCATGTCTAGGTTGATGAATGCCTCCTTGCCGTCTACGTTCATGAGGTCTAGGAACTCAGACATCGGCTGCCTTCCCCTTGAGAACATCCTGTTCTTTTCGAACTTCTTGTTCCTCTTATTGAAGTAGCCGCTATTGAAAGCCTTCTCAATAAACCTTGACACCTTAAGGCCTTCCGCATCTTCCTTCTTCAACTTAGAGTTAGAAAGATGAAAGTTTAGTATGTTCTTATTTTCCATAATTATAGCAAAAGTACAAAAACTTCATATCCTACACACTTATCTTAAACGTCTTGATGGGTATCACAGACCGTGACACCTCTTTCTTTATGCTTTCAACGCCTATTCCAGACAACAAGCTGATCATAAACGCAACAGTTCTGTCGTAAGGGGTACGGTTCTCGTGGTCGTACTGGAGCAATTCCTCTAGCAGGTCAGGGAACACAATCTTGTCGCAGTGGTTCTCTATGTACGCTATGCAGGTGTCAAGCTGCCTGGACATCGCAAAAGCATCTCCAGACGTTACGCCATACTTCTGCACCGTCTTCCTCCTGTTCCTGTCTATTGCAGACTCAGGCGTCCTCATCAGGTACTGCTTGAATCCCTTGTTCATGAAGTAGTCAACGAAGTCGTCGCCTACGTCATTCTCATAGCATGCCTTGTATCCCCACAGCACAGCGCCTTTTAACATCTCGTCGTGAAACATTGACTTTAGTCTAGGCCTGTCTATGTACTCAGCTATCGGCAGGCAGGTGTTGCTTGGGTCGCTTGGGTCTAGCCTCTCGAAAACGTAGCAGACTCCCATAGAACCCTTGCCGGATATAACGGAAGACTTGAACGGGTCAATCCCCGACACAAACTTGTGTGCGTTCCCAGGGCTCCTGTTTCCGTCTGTCTCGCTGAACTTGTTCTGCTCCTCCTTTGGCGGTATCTTGTACACTAACCACGGCCCATCCGGATCGTCTGCCCAGTCTACAGTCTTTTCTGTCTTCCAGAACAGTCTCACCCTCCTAAGCGCAACCCTCTCCTCCTTCAGGAAGTCTATCTGGTTGTATATCTTCTCTGCGTTAAAGTAGCACTTCTTCTGGTCGATCATGAACGCCTCGTTCTCGTCAAATGGGTTCATCCTGATCTCCTCAGACAACGCCTTCTTGTCCTTGATTATCTTCCTCTGTGATATGAGGTAGTCTTTCGCCCCGGACTCTATCTTCATTCCATACCTTTCCTGTATGTACTTTTTTTGAGTTTCAGTTGGCGCGTCAATTATAGACATGCCGTACTCGTCAATGAATCCCTCGTACCCATCATATGCAGGGCAGAAGTACCCATACAACCCGGTTGCGGTGTACGGTTCTTCCATGTGCATGCTCCCGTCAAACAAGGCCTTATACGGCTCACCACCACTCTTGGCATCGTTGGCCGTTGAAGGTATCAGGCAGAATCCAACCTTGATCGCACCACGCATCATGGTCTTCTTAACAATCGGCCAGTACTGGTTAACAGGTACATCCTTTGGCCACTTTCCTGCCTCGTCCATAAGTAGCGCAGTAGTACGGCCAGAGTCGTAAGAGTTCAGTGCCGTATTCTTAAAGTTGATCTTAGACTCAAGTCCAATGTCGTCGTCGAATATCTGACCCTTCTCCCTTGTCTTAGACTTCCGCTTGTCCTTCTTCTTCTTGAACACCAGCTCAGTCTTTGTCTCCTCGTCCTCTGCCCTAGGCTTGAAGAACACGGGGAGGTTCCTGTACCCATTCATCACCATGTACACGAATGCGTCTGAGGCATCCTTTCCAGTCTTTGATATAATTCCGCAGAATGACTTCTTTTGTGTTATAGACTTCCACACTAGATATGCAGTTGCCTGAGATGTTGCGCCCTCACGACGCTTCTTTATTCGTATGATTCCGAAACACTGTGGAAGCTTTTCGCAATGTTCTTGGTAGTAGAAGTATCTCCTGTCCACGTCCCTGTAGTCTGGAAAGTTTCCATCCTCTAGCGTCCAGTAGTTTAGGTAGAAGTAGTGCAGGCCTGTTATGTATGTAGGCGCTGGCTCCTCACCGTTCATGAACCAGTACCCGTCGTATATCCTCTCGAACTCTCTCTTAATGAAGTCAACCTGTTCGTCGTTGTACACAGGAGACCCGTCGTCGTCAAACTCCAGGTCGTTGAACATGTTAGGTATCTCTATACGCCTAAACTTCTGCTTACCACTCTTTACGGAGTGTATCTTAGACTTCGCAGGAACCTCTGGCGTCTTATATGTTATACCGTATACTTGGTGCTCTTGTACCATAATTATATGTTATTCCGTATCAGACCTAAGCGACTTGTTTGTAAACTTGGCTACCCTGTTGTACAGGTCTACACCCGTCCCTGTCAGCGAGAATATCTTCCTGGCCTCCCCAGTCTTCTTTGCCACAAAGTCTACCAAGCCACGTTTCATTAACTTATTTACCATCCTGTAGAAC